ATCATCGCTTCAAAAGTTCGTAACGTAGCTGACAAGACCTTTACCATTGCTGGTGACTGGAAAGGCTCTGTGCTATTTGGGCAGAACCTATTCGCTAAAGGTGGGAAGACTGTAACGATCCATGAGGGTGAGCTAGACGCTCTAGCAGGCTTTCAGATGGCAGGATCTAAGTACGCTAACGTCTCTGTACGCAACGGTGCTCAAGCTGCTCTAAAAGACATTAAAGCTGCCTATGAATGGTTAACTACATTCGATGAAATCTACATCTCTTTTGATTCTGATGAACCAGGGCAGAAAGCAGCTAACGATGTTGCAGAAGTACTAGGTAATAAATGTAAAATTGTTAAACACTTGAGTGGTTATAAAGATGCGTGTGATTACCTCAAGGCAAATAAGGGAGCAGAATATGTTAAGCAATGGTGGGCTGCCGAGCAATGGACACCTGACGGTATTATTGCTGGATCGACACTCTGGGACGAAGTTAACAGACCAGTTGAGAAGTCTTCCGCTATGTACCCCTGGCCTGGAGTCAATGAGCTTACATACGGCATTAGACCTGCAGAGCTTATTACAGTCACTGCTGGATCGGGGCTTGGTAAGTCTCAATTCCTTAGAGAAATCCTTTGGCATTTAATCAAGACCACTGATCAGAACATAGGCTTGATGTTCATGGAGGAGTCGGTCCGTAAGACTGCTCGTGGTATAATGTCGCTTCATTTAAATAAACCGTTGCACCTACCTGATACACAGGTATCGCCAGAGGAGTTAAAAGATGCTTTCGATATTACTTTGGGTACTGATAGGTTGTTTTTTTGGGATAACTTTGGCAGTACTGATATTGACAATGTCATTAACCGTATTAGGTATTTTGCCAAAGCTGCTGACTGTAAGTATGTTTTTCTCGACCATATTTCTATGGTGGTCAGTGCTCAGTCTAATGGTGATGAACGTAAGTCGATAGACGAGTTGATGACTAAGCTACGTATGCTTGTCCAAGAGACAGGGATTAGTTTGATTGCTGTATCACACTTGAAGCGTCCAGAGTCTAAAGGGCATGAAGAGGGTGCTGCCACGTCTCTATCTCAGTTACGTGGATCTGGAGCAATTGCTCAGCTATCTGACATTGTGATTGGCCTTGTTCGTAATGCTCAGCATGAAGATCCTATAGAGCGTAACACTACAAGGGTTAGTATTCTGAAGAATCGATTCAGTGGATTAACAAGTCCACACTGTGCTAGTTTGCTCTACAATAAAGATACTGGTAGGATGATGGAGATACAGGAGGAACTATGAACGCTAAAGAGTTTGCACACGAACTAGAGAAAGCTGCATCGTTTATACGCCAGCAACAAGCTAAACTTGCGCACCTAGAGAAGATGGTTGTGTGGTATCAAGACATTACCATGACAGGCATTAAATCAGAGGAATATGAGAATGGATTTTGGGATGCAGTAGGCTTTGTTAAACAACATCAAATTGGAGTACAAGAAAAATGAACAATGAACCAGTAGCGTGGAAAGCATACGATGAAGTGCATTTTAGTGACCAATACATCTTGCGTTGGGTGCGTGAAGGTGACGAGTATGTAAACCGTATTGGCAAAGAGATGATGGAAGACTTGCATACCGTAGTGCGTCAGCAAAAAGCTGAAATAGAATTATTAAATGCAAAGCTGGCTTATATGTTTGAGCAAGAGATTAAAAGTGCAATACTAAGAAAGGCACAAGAGAAATGAACAATGAACCAGTAGCGTGGATGTTGTTAGGGTTGGAAGACCGAAAGCCAAAGTTAATTAACTTACAAGTGATTGAGCATCTTGAAGGCACATGGATTCCACTCTACACCCATCCAGCAAAGACACTAACAGATGAGGAAATAATTAAAGTGTACGAAAATATGCTTGGAGTTGCGTCTGCTAGAAGTTCTGCTATTGATTTTGCTAGAGCAATACTAAGAAAGGCACAAGAATGAACGCATACGAATTAGCACAATACTTAGAAGTTGCATTTTATCCTGATGAAGATATTGCCAAAACAGCCGTTATGTTGCGCAAACAAGCAGACGAAATAAAAGCGTTGCATCAAATATTAGGTTATGAAGGCGTTGAAGTTGGTCAAGAATACCTAGATGAGTGCGTTGCAGACTTAAGAAAGGCACAAGAGAAATGAAAAACAAACCTTATGGATGGGTAAAAAATGGCGAATATGTTTTATACATTGAAAAGCCTGACAATGTTTTTAGTTATACACCGCTATATACACATCAAACCAAAGATTTAACCGAAGACGAAATAAAAGAATGTGCCGATAGTGTTTGCCATACTTGGAAAAAGAATGGTGTTGGTGAACTTTATATGGAAGATTTTGCTAGAGCAATACTAAGAAAGGCACAAGAGAAATGACCTGTTTAAGTTATTCAGAAATAGCTAGTGCATTGCTTGGAGGAATCATTGGTGCATTTCTTTGCGGATTCATTCAGGCTTGGTTTGAAGATAGAAAGGCACAAGAGAAATGAATTGGATATTAGTAATTTACATTTACGCAGGTGTATTAGCTAGTGGTGATAGCGTGGCAATTACAAACATACCTAACTTTTCTACTAAACAAGATTGCGTTCAAGCTGGAAAAGATGCAGAAGGTTTAGTAACAGGAAGCGCAAAGGTTTATAGGTTTGTTTGTTTGAGAAAGGCTAGTGAGAAATGAGAGACGGTGGTAAAGGCGATAAGCAAAGGCCAGTGAAGGATATGGAGCAGTTTGATAAGAACTGGGATAGTATCTTTAAAAAACCTGTGAAGGAGGATAAACCTTTTGGACTCGATAACGTTGTGGATGAAACGGATAAACACCGTAAAGACTCTAGTAATTAGTTGTGTTGTATTTGTAGTTGTTACATTAGTTTGTTACGTGTATAATGATTTACCTGATGGAAGATGTACAGATACTTTTGAGCATCAAGCATTCTACACAGTAAAGAATGGAATAGAGTACTGTTTTTATCGTAGGACGGTTTACCCATACCGTATATGGGGTGGAGTTATAGGAGTTAAATGAAGACTTTAGTTCTCGACATCGAAACAAATTTAGCACACGATACTATCTGGTGCTGCATTACCTTACATCGAGAGACTAATGACATAACTGTGTGGAGATCTGCACAAGGACTAAAGGAGTATTTAAATGACGCTGATACCATTGTGGGGCACAACCTTATTGATTTTGACGCTCCTGTTCTTAATCGTGTGTGGGGAACAAGCATTAGGAAGTCGCAATGTCAAGATACTTTACTACTGTCTCGTCTTAGTAATAGTGCTAGGGACGGTGGGCATTCTCTAAAGGCCTGGGGCAATACTCTTGGCTATGAGAAGATAGAGTTTACAGACTTTGATGCTGGCCTGACTGAAGAGATGGTAACGTATTGCATTCGAGATGTGGAATTAACATCTAAAGTGTATGACATCTTGGTGGACGAAGTTGTTAAGAACAAGATAGGCCAAGAGGCTGTGAAGCTGGAGTATGAAGTACAAGTAATCTTATCGGAGATGGAACGAAATGGCTTTAAACTTAACGTACCGTATGCCCAAACGTTGCTGTGTGATATTAAGACCGAGATGGCGAGTATCGAGGAATCGTTACAGAACATCTTCCCTCCAATCGTTACGGCACGTGTATCTACAAAAACTGGGAAAGCACTCAAGGACGATGTGGAAGTGTTCAACGTCGGTTCTCGTCAGCAGATTGCAAAAAGACTTATCTCAAAGGGCTGGAAGCCACAAAAGAAGACCGAAAAAGGCCAAGTTATTGTTGATGAAAGTGTACTTGAACAAGTCAGCATTCCAGAAGCGAAACCAATCGCTAGGTATTTAACGTTACAAAAGAGAGCATCACAGTTAGATTCATGGTTAGAGAAACTAGGAAAGGATGGAAGAGTACATGGTAAAGTCATCGGTTTTGGTGCTGTTACTGGCAGAGCTACTCATGCTGGCCCTAATATGGCACAAGTCCCTGCGAATAGGGCAACACTTGGAACAGAATTTAGATCCTGCTGGACGGTGGAGGATGGAAACGTATTGGTGGGGGTTGACCTTAGCGGTATTGAGCTTAGATGCTTTGCTCATTACCTTAATGATCAGGACTATATAAATGAAACAGTTAACGGTGATGTCCACACGAGAAATCAGCAGGCATTCGGGGTTGAAACACGAGACCTTGCGAAGACTGTCCTTTATGCGACTCTGTACGGAGCTTCCGCAACCAAGATCGGTAAAGTTATTGGTGGTACTCCGAAGCGTGGAGCCGAGATTATTGGCAATTTCTGTAAAGCAATACCAGCGTATGAAATACTTAAAGCCAAAGTTGAAAGGATGTCTGAAAAAGGAACACTACCTGGGCTTGGCGGTTATCAGCTTACGGTCAGGTCGAGTCATTCGTCGCTCAACACGTTACTTCAAAGTGCAGGGGCTATCATCAGTAAACAGTGG